GTAGAATTTGGAAATGTTTCTAATTTTCTAGAAAATACTATTCTAGTTCATAGAAAAAAAGAATCAAATACCTTATACACAATCAATTCACTAAATCGTCTAATTGAATCTCTAAATGGAGGAATATTAGATACAAACTTCAAAGTGGATTGGAATGACTATCAAAACTGCATACTACTAACAAAAGGAGCAGAATTGAAAAGAGTCAACACAAAATTATTTAGAATATTGGAATTATAGTTGGAATATTAAAATATTCTTCTTATCTTATATAAATAAAAGTTTTAATTAAAAATCAGTTACATTATGGATTTAAACGCAATTAAATCAAAGTTAGCCGCTCTAAACAGTGGTGGAAATCAAGACCGTGAGAAAGTAGACTTCGATAAGATTTACTGGAGACCGGCAAACGGAAAATCAACTATTAGAATCGTACCTTCGGCATTCAATGCTGCAGATCCTTTTACAGAGTTGAAACTGCACTACAACATCGGGAAATTTCCTATGATGTCTCTTTCAAACTACGGAAAACAAGATCCAATTGAAGAATTCGTAAAAGAATTAAGAAAAACATCCGATAAAGATAATTGGTCTTTGTCAGGAAAGTTATCTCCTAAATCTAGATTCTTTGCTCCTGTTGTAGTAAGAGGAGAAGAAGAAAAAGGAGTTCGTCTTTGGTCATTCGGAGTTAACATCTACAAAGCACTACTTGCTTTAGCAGAGGATGAAGACATTGGAGATTTCACAGACGTAATGAGTGGATGGGATATGGTTGTTGAAAACACACCAGCTGCAGGACCAGGCCAATTCCCAACTACTACGGTTCGTATCAAACCAAAACAAACTACATTATCAGATGACGATAGTAAAGTAAACTCTTGGTTAAAGGATCAACCAAACGCTTTAGAAGTACAAACTCAGTACGACTATGAATACATCAAGAAAAAATTACAAGAGTACTTAAATCCAGGAGAAGAAGTAGCATCAGCAGCTCCAGTAGCAGCAGAATCAATTGCACCAGTATCTACTCCATCAGCAGTAGCTGAACCAACTGACTTAGATAGAGCTTTAGGAAGCAATAAGACAGACTTTACTTTAGAGACTGCAGTAGAGGGTAACAAAAGTACAGTAAGTAAATTCGACGATTTATTCAACTAAGAAATGGCAGTTAAAAAAACAGCCCCTAAAACCGCTAGCGAGATAATCAAAGGCGGATTTAGTCTTGATAACTTTAAGAAAAACAAAGGATTTAGTAATTCTTCTGTAAAATTTAAAGAACAAGACTGGATTAAAGTTTCAGATGCATTCTCAGAAGTAACATCTCTCAAAGGAATACCTATGGGGCATATTACTCTCCTAAGAGGACATTCTGATACAGGAAAAACTACTCTACTATTAGAAGCAGCAGTTGAAGCACAAAAGAGACAAGTACTTCCGGTATTCATTATTACCGAGATGAAATGGTCTTGGCCTCATGCTCAAATGATGGGTCTTCAAGTTGAAGAGGTAGTTGATGAAGAGACAGGAGAAATAACTGACTACAAAGGATTTTTCTTATATGCAGATAGAGGAACTCTAAACACCATAGAAGACGTAGCAGTTTATATCTTAGACTTAATCGATGAACAAAAGAAAGGAAATCTTCCTTACGACTTATGTTTCTTCTGGGATTCAGTTGGATCAGTACCAAGTGATTTATCAGTAAGATCAAATAAGAATAATAACGAATGGAATGCCGGAGCAATGTCTACTCAATTTGGAAATAACGTAAATCAAAAGATTATGTTATCAAGAAAAGAAGCAAGCAAGTATACAAACACTCTAGTAGCAATCAACAAAGTCTGGACTGCAAAACCTGAACATCCAATGGGTCAACCTCGATTGGAGAATAAAGGAGGAAAAACTATGTGGTATGATGCAACAGTTATTATTACCTTCGGAAATATTACAAATTCAGGAACAAGTAAAATCAAAGCCGTTACAAAAGGTAAAGAGTTTGAATTTGCTAAAAGAACTAAAGTTCAGATAGAAAAGAACCACATCGATGGTATTCAATCTAGAGGAGCAATCATTATGACCAGTCATGGATTTATTGCAGACGATAAGAAAGCAATTGATACATATAAAGACACTCATAAAGGATCTTGGGCCAATACTTTAGGGTCAACAGACTTTACAGTAACAATCGAAGCCGAAGTAGGAGAAGACGTAAGAACTGATATGGAAATGCTCGATGAGTAGTTATTTAGATATCCTAAATAAAATCGAACAAAAACCAGACAGAAAACTAAACGACCATGTTTTGATTGTAGATAGCATGAATACCTTTATAAGGTCATTCGCAATGTTGCAATCAATTAATCCAAAGGGACACCACACCGGTGGTCTTGTTGGTTTTTTAAGGTCATTAGGTTTTCTAAATAGAACAATTGACCCTACTAGAATCATTTGCGTATTTGACGGACAAGCTTCCTCTTCAAGTAGAAAGAATATTGATCCTGAATATAAAGCAAATAGAAATATTAAGAGGATTACCAATTGGGAAATATTCGATGATAAAGATGATGAGTTCCAAAGCATGACAATGCAAATGGGACGATTGGTTGAATACCTACAGTGCTTACCTCTAACTCTAATCTCTATCGATAAGATAGAAGCAGATGATACTATATCTTATCTAGCTCAGAAATTTGCAGCTAATAATAAAAAGGTAACAATTGTTTCTTCTGATAAAGATTTTTTACAGATAGTAGATGAAAATATAGAAGTTTATTCCCCTATCAAGAAAAAAACCTACGGAAAAAAAGAGGTACAGGAAGAAATAGGTATGATTCCTGAGAATTACTTAATAATGAAGGCACTACTGGGTGACAACTCAGATAACCTCACAGGGATAAAGTCTCTTGGTCCAAAAACCCTATTGAAAGAATTTCCAAATCTTATTAATAAGCCGGGAGTTACTTTAAAAGATATATATAATACCTGTGAAGAGAAACTGCAGACAAAAAAAGTATTTGCAAGTATTATTTATGACTGGGAAAAGGTAAAAACGAATTACCAGTTAATGAATCTGCAAGAACCTAGATTAGGGGAATATGAAATTGAAATAATATTAGATAGGATTAAAGAACCTATAACAGCTCTTCAATCACACACTTTCTTAAAAATGTTAGAAGCAGATCAAATAGAAGGATTAAATAAAAACCCAGAGGGCTGGTTACAACTATTTAATCCACTAGCCACTTACCGGAAGTAGTTTTTTATAAAAACAAGCTATTTATACTAAATAAAAGGTACTGACCTACCTAGTAAAGTATTACGGAGATTTTAAAGATTTAGTACGGTCAGGTACTCTGTTTTTAATTTCTCCTTTTTTTATTTAGTATGATAGGAATTTATAAAATTACAAGTCCAAGTGGAAAAGTTTACATAGGACAAGCTGTTAATACATATAAGAGGTTAGAATCGTATAAGGGGTTATATTGTAAAAGTCAAATAAAACTCTATAACTCATTAGTAAAATACGGATTTTCTGAACATGTCTTTGAAGTTATAGAAGAGTGCACTAAAAAGGAATTAAACATAAGAGAAAGATACTGGCAAGACTTTTACGATGTATTGAGCGAAAAGGGATTAAATTGCAGACTAACACAGACAGACAGTAAATCAGGGCACTGTTCTCAAGAAACAAGAAATAAGATAAGAGACACTAATCTACAAAAGGGAATTATGCCACCTATTAGAGAAAAGGGCTATAACCTTACGCAAGAGCATAAAGACGCTATCAAGCAGTCAAATTTAAAAAAAATTCCTTGGAATAAAGGAAAAAGCGGATACTCGATAAGCAGAGATAGGATAGGAATACCCTGTAAAGAAACCACTAAGGATAAAATCTCAGACATAAAAAGCAAGTACAAAAACATAGAGTGCATTGCAACTACAGGAGAACTTATAAAAGTTTATAAGAATATGAGAGAATTAGTGCAAGAAGGTTATAATCGAGATACTGTAGGACAGTGTTTACGAGGAAAGTTAAAAAAACATAAAGGGTTTTTTTGGAAAATTAAACAAGAAGAGTAGTTATTATGAATAAAAACTCGTATATTAAATAAAAGTTATTAATCAAAAACAGTTATAGGCATTGACTTCACTAGCAAAATTATCTTCCTACGGGAAAGGGTTCCAATTAAAAGTATTGGGCGCATTGTTGACAGATAAAAAATTCTTGCTTAACACAAGAGATTTACTTCAACCAGATTACTTCGATTCCGATGCTCACAAATGGATTCTAGAGACTACTATCAAGTATTATGATAAGTATCATACTACAATCTCATTGGAAGCATTGAAGATTGAATTACAGAAAGTAGAGAATGATATTTTACAAGTAGCAGTTAAAGCAGAATTAAGAAACTGTTACGAAGCCACTCAAGAGGATCTAGCATACGTTGTAGAAGAATTTACTACCTTTGCCAAAAACCAAGAACTTAAAGCAGCATTATTAAACTCAGCAGACTTACTAAATCAAGGAGACTTTGATGGAATTAGAGGATTGATTGAAAGAGCTATGAGAGCTGGTATGGATAAGAATATGGGTCATGAATATAATAAGGATGTAGAGAGTCGTTATAGAGAAAACTACAGACCAACTATTCCAACACCTTGGCCGATTATGAATGAAACCATTGGAGGTGGTTGGGGACCTGGTGATTTAATTATTATGTTTGGTAATCCTGGAGGAGGAAAGTCTTGGACAATGGTTGCAGCAGCAGCACATGCAGTACTAATGGGATTCAATGTAAACTTCTATACTCTAGAACTAGGAGAAGATTATGTAGGAAAACGTTTTGACTGTTACTTCACAGGACATGGAATTGAAGAAGTAAATAAACATAGAGGAGAGGTTGAGAAGATTGTAGGTAAATTAAAAGGAAAATTAATTGTAAAAGAGTATCCACCAAAAGGAGCTTCAATCAATACAATTAAATCTCACATCCAGAAATGTATCGATATGGATCACAAACCAGATATGGTTATTATTGATTATGTCGATTATTTAAAAGCACCTTCTAAATCTCGTTTCACAGAGAGAAAAGATGAAATAGATGATGTGTTTATTGGAGCAAAAGGACTAGCTAAGGAACTTCAAATTCCTATTCTAACACCATCTCAAGTTAATAGAATGGGTGCTAAGGATTCTGTTATCGAAGGAGATAAAGCAGCAGGTTCTTACGACAAGATGATGGTAGCAGATATTTGTTTATCTCTTTCTAGAATGAAAGAAGATAAGGTTTTAGGAACGGGAAGAATTCACGTTATGAAGAACAGATATGGAATGGATGGTATGACCTGGGATGCAAAAGTAGATACAAATAATGGTCATATTGAGATTTTAGGAAACATGTTACTAGACGAATCTGGCGACAAACCTAAAGGAAGTTATAAAGAAATAGCTAACAAGTTCTTTGAGTTGGAGAGTCAAGTTCCATTCTAAAAGCCTATTTATTTCTACAGTCATAATCTATAACGAATATTAAAAAAAGCGAATATGAGTCTAAAAGACGAACGCATAGTTTACAAACCATTTGAATACCCACAAGCACACGATTACTGGCTTAAAGCGCACCAAGCGCACTGGTTACATACAGAAGTTCCAATGTCACAAGACGTAACAGATTGGAATTCGAACTTAAAACCACACGAAAAAAATGTTATAGGCGGAATCCTAAAAGGATTTGCTCAAACAGAAACAGTTGTGAACGATTACTGGACAACTCTTGTTACTAAATGGTTTAGAAAGCCTGAAATCATTATGATGGCAGTAACCTTTGGAGCCTTTGAAACAATCCATGCTGAAGCATATGCTCTATTAAACGAACAATTAGGATTAGATAATTTTGCAGAATTCTTAGAAGACGAATCAACTGCAGCTAAAATTCAATCTTTAATGGATGTTCGTGATGGAAACTCTGGAGAAACAGATTGGCACGAAGCAGCTAGATCTCTAGCAATATTCTCAGCATTTACCGAAGGAGTAAACTTATTTTCTTCTTTTGCAGTATTATTATCATTTAAAATGAGAAATAAACTAAAAGGAGTAGGACAGATAGTTGAATGGTCAGTAAGAGATGAATCATTACATTCAGAAGCAGGTTGTTGGTTATTCAGAGAACTAATGAAAGAATATCCTGAATTAAAAACACCAGCACTTATAAAAGATATTGAAGACGCAGCAACTCTTGCTCTTCAATTAGAATTCAATTTTATCGATAAGATATTTGAAATGGGAGATTTAGAAAATTTATCTAAAGATGAATTAAAAAACTTTATCAAACACAGAGTAAACACTAAGATGGGAGATTTAGGATTGAAACCTCTAATACCTTCAGATCAGATTGATAAAGGAGCTTTGAAACAAATGTTATGGTTTGATGCTGTAGTAGCAGGAAAACAGCACACAGATTTCTTCGCATCAAGAGTAACGAATTATGCCAAAGGACATATGGATTGGGATAACGCATTTTAGTATGGTAGATATATTTGAATGGGATGCTGCATATTTACTGTCAATCTTTATAGCAGTAGAAAAGGAATTTGGAATAACAATAACAGATGCCGAAGCATGCGAGATATCAACCTTAGAGGAGTTAATAAAAGTAATACGAATAAAACAGGGTAAATAATGGGAGTAGATTACAGTGCCTGGAAACCAGGCGTAGATTATCCAGACTGGATGAATGAAGTATCTTTGGCAACAATTTCAAACGGATATTTACTTCCGGATGAAAATCCAAAGAAGGCTTATAGAAGAGTTGCTGATGCAGTAGCTAAAAGATTAGATCGTCCTGATCTAGCAAACAAGTTTTTTAAATACATGTGGAAGGGTTGGTTAAACCTAGCTTCACCTGTACTCTCAAACACTGGAACTGACAAAGGACTTCCAATCTCATGTTTCGGTATAGATACTCCTGATTCAATTAGAGGTATTGGATTAACCAATGCAGAACTGATGAGACTTACCTCTTTAGGAGGTGGAGTTGGAATTGGATTAGGTAGAGTTAGAGGAAGAGGAAAAAAGATCGCAAATGGCGATACAGGTAACTCAGAAGGAATTATACCTTGGGCTAAGATATATGATTCAACTATCATTGCTACAAATCAAGGATCAGTTCGTAGAGGAGCAGCTTCTGTAAATCTAGATATCAATCATATCGATATAAAAGAGTTTCTACGTATTAGAAGACCACAGGGAGATCCAAACCGTCAGTGTTTGAACTTACATCAATGTGTCTCTATCGATGATAAATTTATGCAAAGATTAGAGCATAGAGATCCAGAAGCAATGGAACTATGGGTTGAAATTCTTAAATCAAGAGTTGAGACAGGAGAGCCTTACATTATGTTTAAGGATAATGTAAACAACGCTAATCCACCTGCATACGTTAAGAATAACTTAGATGTTACAATGACTAACATATGTTCGGAGATTGCTTTACATACTGATGAAGAGCATTCATTTGTTTGTTGTTTATCTTCTTTAAATATTACAAAATACGAAGAGTGGAAGGATACTGATTTAGTTGAAACAGCAGTTTATTTCTTAGATGGAGTATTGGAAGAGTTTTTAGTTAAGACAAATGGTAAAGATTCTTTGATTAGAGCACATCGTTCTGCTAAGAAAGGAAGAGCATTAGGATTAGGAGTTTTAGGATGGCATTCATTCTTACAATCAAAAGGATTACCTTTTAATTCAATTGCATCTACTTCTTGGACAAATAGAATATTTGCACAGATTAAAACACAAGCAGAAGCAGCTTCAAGAAAATTAGCTGAAGAGTATGGTGAGCCAATCTGGTGTAAAGGAACAGGAATGAGAAATACGCACTTAATTGCTATTGCTCCAACAGTTTCTAACTCAACAATCTCAGGAGGAGTATCAGCAGGTATTGAACCAATTCCAGCAAACGTTTATACTTTTAATTCTTCTAAAGGAACTTTCATTAGAAAGAATCCAGTACTAGAAAAATACCTAGAAGAGAAAGGACACAATACAGAAGAGGTATGGCAGCAAATTTTAAAGGATAGAGGATCAATTGCAAATCTACCTGAAGACATTATGCCGTTTGACGATAAAGAAGTATTCTTAACATTTGCAGAAATAAACCAATTGGCTTTGGTAGAACAAGCTTCAGTAAGACAGAAGTATGTTGATCAAGCTCAATCACTAAACTTAGCATTCGATCCGGGAGATAGTCCTAAATTTATAAACCTTGTTCACCAGACAGCTTGGAAACTTGGATTAAAAACGTTATATTATTTAAGAACGGATTCTGTAATTCGAGGGGACATTGGAAGTAGAACTTCTGAGGATTGTCTTTCTTGCGATGGATAGCAAACAAAAAACAAAAATATGGCATTATTAATTATTTCATTATTTCTAGCAATTGTAATTTTTTTACTAACTGTAAAACTAAAAGAGTACGTAGAAGAAGTACGAGAACTAAGGGAACAGATAAAAATAACAGCAGCCGCTCATATAGTGGAAAAAGCAAAAGTAAAAAAAGATTCAACATTTAGATCCTCAGCAGTAAACTGGGGTAAGACAATTGAGCATTTTGTTCCTTTCATGACTAAGTTTCCAGTACCACCTGAAGATGTAGTCTTTTTAGGAATGCCAATTGATTATGTAGGATTTACCAATACAGATAGTAAGTCTGAATGTCAGGTACATTTTATAGAAGTAAAATCAGGAAATGCATTCTTAATGGGAAAGCAAAAGAATATTAAACAAGCAATCCTAGATGGAAGAGTCTTTTGGCACGAAATAGCCGTAGACGGTAATCGAACAGAAAGCATAGAGTAGGGGAAGTAATCTTTTACCTATTTATTTAAAAGAAGTTTCATATTAACTGTTTCATAAATGTTTTTTTAACCTTTATACAGTAGATATGAAACTTTTTTTTATGTTCATAACTCTTCTATTCGGGATAGGTTCTTATGCACAAGAGTCCATTAAAATAGATGAAGTTGTAAATAGTATAGTAATGGGACCCCAAGCAGGTAATAGAGACCTAGCCTTTGGAGTTCAAAACATTCTCGAAGAAGTAGTTCAAGAAAAGGGCTATGAATTAAATCCAAACTCAAATAAAATATTAAAAGTAGAACTTTTATATTTCGATGTTAAGAGCACCAACATGCAATTGGCTGTCTACGGAAATACTGTAGAGGTAACAGAAATTATTGCAGGAGCTAAAATAACATTGGATGGAAAGGAACTAAAAACAGTTATAGTAAGAGGTCAAGCTAAATCTATTTCAACAGCAACGTTGATAATAGACGAAGGTGGCAAGTTTTCCCAAGCAAACGTTTCATCAGCATTAAAAAAGTTATGTGAACAATTAATTGAAAAACTAAAACTATGAAAAAATTCCTAGTAATGTTACTAGTATTGCCAATCACTTTATTGGCACAAAACACCTACCTATTCAGCGGGATAGTAGAACCAGAGCCTTATGTAGTAGGTCAAATTGTTACTGTAAAATTTACAATACAGTACGATCAAACACAAACCAACCTTGTACAGTTTGATTATGAGTACAATAATAAGTTACTAGAAAAAGTAGATCATGCTTTTAAAGTAACAGGATATCAAACTAGCTTAAACCATTGGGATGGATATAAGTTTAATCCAAATTCAAATATCGATAAAACTTTCTTAAAATCTCAATACGATTGGTTTGCAGGAAATAATGGTGCATATTCAGGAAACCCTGATTGGTCAGTAGAACGTATTACAATACAGGGTACTACTATTATTCCAACCAGAACTGACTTAATATACATTAGATTTAAAATTAAAGATAGAGGAATAACTCCATATACTAGTTACTCAAACCTAGTTAGTACTTCTTGGGCTTATTATAAAAATACAGCTACTAGTACTACATACAATGTTTTTGGAAACGCTCCACTAACACTAAACGGTGTAACCGGAAGTAATGCTGGAACAGTTGTATTAAATCTGAAAACTGCAACAACCCATCCTACACATTACAAGTACACAATTCAGCATACAGGAACTCAGCAAACAGTAGCTTCAGGGTACTTTGATTCTAACTCTCAAGCAATCGTTACAGGGCTTAAAATAGGAAATATATATCACACAGATATTGCAGTAGATAATCAACTAGCAAAAGATTGGTTAGACGAAGTAGTAACAGTATCAGATGCATACATAACCTTTAAACAAGCAATTGGAGCTGGAAGTTCACCAGGAGATATTGGAGCTAATACGTTTAGCTATCCACTACAGTACCTATATGCAGAAGTAAACAATAGCGGTAATATAACCTTTGATGATTCTTACATAATGCTAAACCACATCATAGGAACTCCATCAAGCACTTGGTATACTTCAGCAGTCAACGGAGCTAGAAACTTCTGGGGTAGAGTAGAAAATTACGGTACATCAAGTAATGAATATTATTTTGGACAAAATTACTACTTCACTCCAACTGACACAGAAAAACAATTTACATACTCACACGGGCTTATAGGTGATGCAGATTTCTCACATTCAGCCCTACCAGTAGCTTCGACTACAACTAACGGTAGACAAATGGCTAAGACAGCTAAAGTAGCTGCAAATGCTGAAAATTCTAACCTAGAAGTATCAACTTCACTAGTAGGAGGTAAAGTGGTGTTAGAAACTAAATTAGACCTAGCAAACCTAGTAGGTGTTGAATTTATTGTACAATATGATCCATCTGTGCTAACATTCGAGGAAGTTAAGTTTGATACAGGAAATCAAATGACAAATTTTGCAACACCAAAAGATAACAAAATATATTTTGGAAGTCTAGATTCAAGCGGTGCTCAGACAGTAAAAACGGGTACACCTTATAAATTAATATTTACACCAAAGAAAACTCTAACCAACACATCTGGGTTAGTTTATTTTAAAATAGCAGAAGCAGTTAAACAAGACGGAACTAAAGTAATCCTAAAAATACAATAATAATGAAAAAAGCATTAGCAATAGCACTCTTATTAGCCGCAGCAGCCTGTACATCAGAACCTGATCAAATAGCTGCACCTATTCAGCAAATAGGTACTACACTAGTAGTAGAAGGAGTACAGGGACTTAAATTAGAAAGTTACATAGTAGCTTCTGAAGTAAAAATTAATAGTAAGCTTCCTGCAGCAGGAACCTATAAATTAAAAATATATGACTTCGGTGGAAACGTAGTAAGTCAAGAAAAAATAGAAGGAAAAGAAGGGGATAACATACTAACAGTATACGTTTCAGCCTTACCTGTTAGTTCTTATTCAATAGAATTACAAACAGTAAATAATGTACTAATTGGAAAAGAATATTTTTCAATACAGAATTAAATAACTAAAAATTAAATTTATACTAAAATGGCAGAAGAAACAGAATCAGCAGGAACTTCAATTAAAAGTATCCTAATAGGATTAGTTAGCACAATTACTCTAGGAGTAGGAGGATATGTTACAAACAAGCTAACTGGAGAAGACAAAGAAGAGGTGAAGACTGAAGTTGCAGCACCAGCACCTGTAATTAATATTACAAACACAAACCAACAATCCCAACAAGTATCAGGAGGTAAAACTATTATCATTAAAGAGAAAGCATCTCCATCACAAGCAGCACCAGCAGTAATAGCTAAACCTAAGAAAACTGAAACTGAAAAGAGAAAAGAAGACGGATTAGATTGGTAATATAAAATTAAAAAAGATTATGGAACAGTTACTTACATTCGTATCAATGATTACAGTCTTGGTAGTAACTTTGTTACTAGATTCACCACTATTATTTTTAGTTTCTTTTATTGGGGGAATAGCCTACCATGTTATTAGAGGAAAGAAAAAAGGATGGTCATTACCTAAAGATACAAAGAATACACACTCATGGTAAAAAAATTAATAACAATGGCCTGCATTCTTGTGGGCTCATTTGCTTTTAGCCAAGTAATAGGTAAAACAACTACAGAAGACTATACAGCAGGATTTGAAGGAAAAGAAACAATGCTTACTATTCCAGACTATAGCGGTAAACCAATCCCTGTAGCTTTACTGGATATAGGAGTAAACAAAGAAATTATTGAACAATATCCTGAACTAGGAGATTATAGAGTAGGTCTTGGACTTACCAATATCGTAGTTGCTTTTCTAGAAGATACCTTTAGATTTGAATTTGTAGAAACAAAAGATGCAATTAAAGATAGAATGGTTAATCAATACAAAGCATCTCAAAAAGGATTATCAACTGAGAAGATTGAACTGAAAGGTAATATCGTATTAGCAAAATACTTCTGCTACATAGAGGTATATGATTTCTCAATCTCAGAAGATGAAACAATTAACCTTAAAGATGGTGTAAAAAATAAGCTAGTAACAAGATTAGGACTTCAAGTTAAAATGGTAGACTCCCAAGCAGGAACATACATGACAGGTTCAGGATTAGGAAAAGCTATTACTACAAGAGAGGTAACTCTTCTTAATAATGAAAACTTAGACGAAGTAAAATTTAATCAATCAAGTATTGGTACTGCAACTAAGAAAGCATTAGAATCGGCTACAGCTAAGGTTGTTAAGAGAATGATTCAAAAACAAGTCTTTACCAACTAAACTTGAAAAACATACTGTACATACTGCTCCTATTTATAGGAATTTCTACCTATAGTCAAAACGTAACACAAACCTACTACGATAAGTGTACAGGGGAGACTAAGGTATTTACCGTTGCCTCCCAAGGGTCTACAGTGGTTATATACTACAACCAGTTTATAAGAGTAACAGCAGCAGATGTTCAATCAGGGATGTTAAGAGCCTGGTTAGAGACAACCTACCAGTGGTGGTCGACATACAATCCATGTTCAGCAGCAGCAGCAGTACAGACGGTAACTGCAACAACTACTCAAGCAACAACACAAGCTGCAACAGCAGCCGCTTCTGCAGCAGCCAGCGCAGCAGCTTCGGTACCAGTACCTGTAGTTGAAGTAGCCCCACCACCAGTAGTTGAAGCCCCACCAGCACCAGCACCTACTAGTAGCTCATCTTCAACAGAAACTAAAACTGAAAGCAAGACAGAAACAAAGACAGAAACTAAATCTGAAGAAAAGAAAGAGGAGTCTAAATCTGAAACTAAAAAAGAAGAAAAGAAAGAGGAAGAAAAGAAAGAGGAAAAAAAAGAAGAGAAAAAGGAAGAAAAGAAAAAAGAGGAAAAAAAAGAAGAAAAGAAAAAACAGCAAGTTGTTAACCCCATAATGCTTGCAGCCAATATGATGGCTATGCAAAATATAGATGGTACATTTAACCAAGTAGCATCATTTGGACTATCTCAGAGTTCATTAACAGGAGAAACTTCTTATGGAGCAAATGCAATGGTATGGTCAAACCTAAAACAATTTTCTTTATCTGCTTCTAAAACAACTATTGTTTTTAATTACGATAAAAAAATACCACTTAAAATAAAAGGAATTGAATACGGATCTTATTACGGTAAAGGAAGTATCCGACAAATATCAGGAGTAAGTGTATCTCTTATGTCAATGTTTACCACTAGAGTGATATCTTTAGGAACAAGTGATGTATTTTTATTAAAAAAAGGATTAGTAGTTGGATATGCATTTGGACTTACTTCTATTTTTATGGACAATAACATTATGTTCTCTCCATCAAATACTTATTTTGCAACGAAGCCTTTTCCATTTAAGAGATATACAATCTCTCCAATGATTGCTACATCATTTTCCCCAATAAGCTATTCAATTCAAGAAGGTAGATTTGCCTTCAATAAATACTTTACCTATATTGCTGGGTCTAATTTTGATCTTAGCTTAACAAAAAGATTTAAAGCTAATCTAGGAGCTACCTCAATAGGCAATACTCAGCCTAAATCACCGCTTACTTTTGCAATAACAATAGGTTCAAAAATTCAGTTATAAAATTTGGTTTACTGGAATATTTTTCTTATATTTATTCTATGGACAAACACTCTTTTAAATTTAAGAATAAGATCTACGAGCTAACAGATATGTGGGAAGAGACCTGCATAAACGATTCCAAAGACTTTCAGATGGAACAGTTTAACTATCTTTTAGAAATAAAAGACTACGATACGATGAAAAATCGAATAATTAATCAATTAATGCTAGGATATTTAAAAGAAAGTTCGTATATTAAATAATAATTAAAAATCAAATTTATGTCAAAGAATTCAGCAAAAAAGAATTACCAATCAATAATGGAGTGGATCCCAACCTTAAAAAGTAAGAGAGCAGCAGATCTAGTTGCGAGAGAACAACCAGGAGGGAAATTTTCTAAAGCAGATCACTACAAATCAAAAGGAGCGTAATGTCTAAGAAAGTTATTAAGTTTTTCGCCGATTGGTGTGGACCTTGTAAGGTATATGCACCAGCTTTTGAATCAGTAAAGCAAGAACTACAAAGCGATGAAATTGAATTTGTAGAAATCAATGTTGAGAATGATCCTGACAACTTAGCAGGACAGTACGGAGTAAGAGGAATTCCTCACACAGTCGTAGTGCAGGAACTACTGCAACCAAGATCTAAATCAGGAAGACTAGGAGAGGAAGAATTAAAAGAATTTATTTTAAACTAAAAAAATTAAAAAATGTTACGAAATCCAAACACAATACCAGCAGGTGATACAGTTATTGAAGATCGAGCCTTAGAGCCATTCTTCATTACAAATTCCTCCTCAGGAGGTTACACAGTCTACGAAAGAGTAAATAGAGGTAAGGACGATAAAGCGTACCTACGCTCGGTTTGTTATCCATCTACATTCAATCATGCCTTAAAAGCTATTGCCAAAGAGAAGCTGAGTACCGGTGAGACAAACCATTACAGTTCAATCAATGAATATGTTTCAAAATGGGAATCAATTACCAAAGCAATCGAGAAAGCAACCTTAATGGAAGTATAAAATGGGAGAAGTTATCAATCACATTTGCGGTACTTGCGGTGAAAATCACCCAACAATCTTAACTTTACCGGCACTTTTAGTTGTAATCGGAGGATATTTTTCGTATATTAAATGTAAAATAAAATCATTATGGAAAAAAAATTAGTATTACACGGAGTAAAATTCTCACCTAGTTCTATCTTCAGCAAAGAAGATGTATTAAGGATAGTTGAGAGTATAGACGAAAATCCAATTAAAGTTTATCAAATAGAAACAGTTATGATAGAAGATCCAGCAGAAAAATTAGTCTCTTTATTCGAATACCTAGGCCGTGCGGCAGGTGCTGAATTAGGAAAGCAAGTTGCTACAGCAGCAACAAGAGCCCATGAAACAATGGACATTAGAATAGTGAATACAAAAACCTACAAAGGAAAGGTAATGCTTTACAGAGAGATATTCCTAGATGAATATTTTCAGAAAAAAAGAGCATAATAAAAGGGTTTGCCTATACCCTATTAATACCTGGCACAAATTAAATTATAAATTATGTCTAAAAAACATGTGGTTATCAGCCTCAGCGGCGGGATGGACTCAAGTACTTTATTACTTAGATGTCTAAAAGAGTACGATAGTGTAACAGCTATTTCATTTGACTATGGTCAAAAACACAGAGTAGAGCTAGAGAGAGCTCAATCGTTGGTGAATTACATTAATACATCTCAACTAACTATAGGGAAAAGATGGGAACTTATTCCTGTCAATTATCGTCAAATTAAACTAGACGGATTAGTTGATCTATTAGATTCAGCTTTAGTAACAGGAGGTAAAGATGTACCAGAAGGTCATTACGAGCAAGACAATATGAAAGAAACAGTTGTTCCTAACAGAAACAAGATGTT